CGAGATTTGTTGGACGACTGGGCTAGTGTCTTTGCGAGATACAAGTTCAAGAAGTTCATCACTCTCGTCGACTATGGAGACGATTTTCTTTCCGCTAGAGCAAAAGCTGCTCAGTGGTACACTTTCGAAGTGCGGAATCGCATTGCGGAGATCGTCGGGATGAAGTATAGTATGCCCGACAAAGTCTCGGAAATGGAGGAACTCCCCCTACACCGAGCAGACTTCTTGAAGAGGGGTTTTGCTATCCACAACGACTTGTGGTGTGCCCCCCTTGAGATTGCGTCGATCTTCAAATCGATGGCTTTCTTTAAGAAGTCTGGGAGTTTGACTCGTCGTCAGGCGATGACAGAGTCTGCTCTCAACGCGCACGCGCAATTGTATATGCACGGACGCGAAGAGTATGAGAGATGGTCAGCTCGAATCAAGCAGATGCTTGAATCTCTCAGGGACAATCCTCACTACGGTAACGTGGTTGATGATGTCTTTCCTGTTGAACCCAAGAATTTGGGCTACGACAAGCTTCTTGAGCTGCACAAGGACGGTCTTTACAATGAGATGACGTCCGGAGTGGCCCCCAGTCCCCAATCTGGGTTGGAGGATTTCTCTATATCCTCCATAAAACTACCTGAGATGATGTCGAATGGAAGTATGGCGAGCAGCATGCCTGATTATGCTGCAACCAGTGGAGCAGTGCTGGCCGATGGTGTCGGTGACAGCGGTGTTCCGCGCACTGTTGCTAATGATGTAGAGCAACCGTCCACGGTGATCATTCCTCAGCCTCTTTCCGTAAGGAGGGAAGGTCATGGAACGATGCACGGGACCAGTCTTGACACAGCGCACAATGACTCCCTTGCGGAATTCTTGTCGCGTCCTGTTGGATTGGCTACCGTGACCACCAATTCAGGTGGCGCAGTGACGAACATTGGACCTTGGGGAACGTTCTTGACGAACTCCTTGGTCAGTCAGAAGATTCGAGCCTTTGGGTTCATTAGGGGCACGTTGCACATTCGCTTTGTCATGTCTGCTTCGCAGTTCGTGCAAGGACGCGTGTATGTAGCGTACAACCCTGGTGGACTTCAAGACGACAATGCTTTTGATCGCAGTTCGTCTGTGACGACCATGTCAGACCTGCCTTTTGCTGGGTTCATTGATTCTGGCATTGGCAATGATGTGGAGTGGGCGATTCCGTATCATGAGTCTCTCCCGTACACTGCTGTTGGCAATGTTTCGGGAATGGGAGGTAGGCTGTACACTCGTGTGGCTGTGCCTTTTGAGAACGTGAACACTGGGACCCCTTCGGGTACGTTGATTCAGAT